AGAATCCGAAAGGAAAACGAAGAGTACCGGATTACTCATAGATTAAACTGAAATTTAACGGGAAAGAAGGCGTGCTATGAAATATGCAGAAGGTTGCCAGTGTCCTTCCTGCGGCAGCACCGATAGCGCGGTAATTGATATCCGATACCGGCCGAGCCTCAAACGCGAGGTTCGGCGCCGGCGGTGTAAGGCCTGCGGTGCGCGCTGGAATACCGTAGAGATTAGGATTAAGGAGCGTAAGGATGATTATTAAGGTGATTGCAATTATAGGCTGCTGCATTATCGCAGCGGGGTACATACTGGCCGTGGCCGCCTGTATTAAGATGCGGCACGAAGATGATTTGCTTGACTGATGGGGGGTGACAGCAGTGGACAATGAAGCAAAAGATTTTACTGAAAATGACGAAAAAAAGTGGTATCTCAGGGGCTATGAGCGGGCTATCCGGGATATGAAGCGAAGCGAGGAACGGATCCGGGAAATGCGGATTAACCGGATATGTCCTTCTGTTATTGCTGACGGGATGCCGCATGCTTCAGGCGGTTCTGATTTATCTGGTTATGCCGCAAGTCTGGATGAAGAAGAGCGGAAATACCAGAAGGCCAGATACCTAAGGATTAAAAGGTGCCAGGAAATATCTGATAAGATAGAGCGCCTTGTGGACGAGGATGAAAAGGATGTTCTTTTTTATCGATACATCAAACTGATGAAGTGGGAGGATATCTGTGTAGAGATGCACTATAGCTGGAAATGGATACATAAAATACATGCCAGGGCTTTAGAGCACTTCATTTTGTAAAAGTACATGGAAGTACACACTACACCTATGATATAGTGTAAGCAGGTTAAATGACAGATGCCATTGACCTCCCCATACATTTTTTTTGAAAGAAGCATCCTGCGTAACGCAGGGTGTTTCTTTTTATCGGTATTTAATCAAATAATATGGTGTATTCTACTGATTTGTCATTTGATTATATGAATAATATGGTATAATATGTAAAAAAGGAGGGATGGGATATGGGTACAAATATTAATGAGATTGGTAATGCAAGAAATGTTAATATTGGAAATAAAAAAAGTACTAATATTAAAATATCCATTGGGGCGATAGTGATAATTGCTGTAGTAATAGTGGTAATTTTTGCTTCGAATGCAGGGGGAATGGGAAAGAAAATAGTTGGAAATTGGCAAATGGAAGGAAATGGGGAAACATATGAATTTACCAGTGATGGCCAGATGTTAAGGCTAACAGGGAGTAATGATGTGTCAATTACCTATAATATTGATGGAAAGAGATTATATTTAAAAGTAAATGTTTTATGGGCGACTGCTACAGTAAGTGCAGATTTGTCAATAAATGGAAATACAATGACTTGGACTAATTTTTCAGATCCAGATGATATTTTTGGAGCAGGCGAAGGGGATACTTGGACATTTACCAAGGTTAAATAGAAATTTACTTTTAATAGACAGTTCATAATATTTTATGGAAAATACATGATGGAGAGGTGGTAATCATACCGCCTCTTTTTTGTTACAGGAATGGAGGTGAGCCTGATGGCATTAACGCCAAAGCAGAAGATATTTGCAGATGAATACCTGATAGACCTTAATGCCACCAGAGCTTACAGAACGGCATATCCAAAGGTTAAAAAGGATGAAGTAGCAAAAGCAGCGGGAAGCAGATTGTTAACCAATGTTAACGTTGCGGATTATATTGAAAAGCGAATGAAAGCTAGAGAGAACCGTACTGAAATAACTCAGGATTGGGTCCTGGAGGAATTAAGAAAAATAGCTTCTGTAAATGGTTCAGACTTTGCAAAGATAATTGTGGAAGATAAGTCCTCAAGGGTAGAAATGATTCCCACCGATGATTTACCGGAGGAAAAGAGGGCTGCGATTGCCGCCATTAAAGAAGGAAAGTTCGGCATTACAGTTGAGTCATATGATAGGGTTCGAGCCTTAGAACTTTTAGGACGTCATCTGGGGATGTGGAATGATAAGCTGGATGTGAAGGGCGTGGAAGGCGTGGTGATAGTTGATGATATCCCCAAAACAGACACAGGTTAAGTTATCCAGTCTGATTGCCCCTTCCTTTTATGGCCTGCATCATGACATATCTGGACACGGTCACACGCATTATAAGCTTGCCGGCGGCCGTGGTTCCACAAAGTCATCCTTTATCAGTATTGAAATCATTCTCGGTATGATGCAGGACCCGAGCGCAAACGCCATTGCAATGCGTAAGGTAGGGCGGTTCCTTGAAGAGTCTGTTTTTGAGCAACTGCGCTGGGCGATTGATATGCTCGGTGTTGCAGACAAGTGGAAGGTGAAGCTATCGCCGCTGGGCCTGACATACATCCCATTTGGGAATAAAATTATATTCCGTGGAGCAGATGATCCGAAGAAAATAAAATCGGTAAAGCTGTCCACGGGATATTTTAAATATATCTGGTTCGAAGAACGGGCAGAGTTTGACGGCCCGGAGGAAGAACGTACCATACTCCAGTCGCTGATGCGTGGCGGCTCGGAGTTTTTTGTTTTTTACAGCTGGAATCCGCCAAAATCCATGAACAGCTGGGTCAATCAAGATGTGTTAGAAGAGAGGACGGATACGGTTGTAAGCCATACCGATTACCGCACTGTCCCCCGGGATTGGTTGGGGGAACAGTTCTTTATCGAAGCGGAGCATCTGAAGGAAACAAAGCCGAAAGCCTATGAGCATGAATATCTGGGAGTTGCAACAGGAACCGGCGGGGCAGTATTTGAAAACGTTACTGTCCGCACAATTACAGATGATGAAATCGCCGTGTTTGACCGGGTTAAGCAGGGGCTTGATTTTGGTTATGGAGCTGACCCGCTTGCCTATATCAAAATGCATTATAACAACAAACAGAAACGCTTATATTTGTTTGGCGAGATATACGCCGTGAAGCTAGGGAATACGAAGGCCGCCAGGGAAATCAGGAAATTTAACCCACTCAATAAATTAATTACTGCTGACTCCGAGGAGCCGCGTGCAATAGCAGCGCTGAACGAATTGGGATTGCGGGTAGTAGGGGCGAAGAAAGGCCCGGGTTCCGTAGATTATGGTATGGAATTCCTCTCTGACGAATTGGAGGAAATCATCATCGACCCGAAGCGCTGCCCGAATGCTGCCAGGGAGTTTACCGGCTATGAACTGGAGATGGACAAAGACGGGAACTTTAAAGGCAGCTATCCGGACAAAAATAATCACACAATTGATGCCGTGAGGTATGGAATGGAATCTTCCATGACCAGAAGGACAGCAAAGGTCAGAGATAAGAAGAAGTACGGATTCACTTAAAGGAGGTGAGAATCTATGGGAAAATATAGTGGTTTAAGAGAAACTATAGAAAACGAATGCAATTATGAAGGAGATTATCAGAGCCTTGATGTTTCACTGAAAGTCCTAGATGTATTGGACCAGAATACAGCATTACTCCCAGTGAAACAGGCGCTTATAATTTTAGACGATGCAAAAGAATTATTATTGCAGCTTGTCGGCATAAATTAGAGTCCAAAATCCGAACGATTTAGTATTCTTGCTTTGGGAATGGGTTTCGCTTTTTCAATGTCCATAAACACCTTTTTGTTTGCCTCATAATCAGCCAGGAAATCCTCTGGCGTTGCAGAGGTTGAAGTTTTTACGGTATAGGCTAAGGCAATATTCCGTATTTCATCTTTGTCCATAATCAGTACTCCTTTCAATAAGATTTCAGCTTTTTAGACTGTTACACTTATTATAAAGAGTATAGTAAATAAACTCAATAGAAGGAGGTGAGAGTCATGTATAAGTTCACGATGCCGGCAGAAGATTGGGACGAATTAAATCCAGATAAGCAGGCAATCCGACGACTCATAGTAAAACATCGGGAGTTTGCAGACAAACTGGAACGCAACAAACAGTACTATGAGGGGCGGCATAAAATAATCAACGATACTGACAGGAAGAACCGGCTGGTATGCAACCATGCGAAGGATATCGCAGATACAGCCAGTTCTTACTTTATCGGGAATCCTGTGTCATATAAGAGCAAGGCGGACATTACTCCGCTGACGGATGCCCTGGAGCAGGGCGGCGCCGATGAGGCAGACGGGGATAACGGGCTTGACATTTCCATATATGGCCTGGCCTACGAATATGATTATGTGAAAGAAGGCGAAACTGAACTGTCCATCAAGAATCTTTCGGCTGAGAATACTTTCATGGTCCACGATGATTCCATTGAGGAAAATGAACTGTTTGCTGTGTATTATTACGCCAGGAAGGATGATGCGAACAACACCCGGACGGTATATGTGGCAACGGTTCTCACCAAGAATTATCGGTATGTCCTGAATATTGAGGATATCGAGGGGCAGCAGGCCTTCCTGGAGGAACCAGAACCACATTACATGGGTGAGGTTCCGATCATAGAATACCAGAATAATAAGCTGGCAATTGGAGATTACGAGCTGCAGATTCCCCTTATCGATGCGTACAATGCGCTGATGAGCGACCGTATCACGGACAAGGAGCAGTTCATTGATGCAATTCTCGCCCTGTACGGCTTTATGCTAGGGGATGATGACGGAAAGGATGAAAACGGGAAAACAGCGGCCCAAAAGCTGAAGGATGACAGGATTATGGACGGCCTTCCGGCAGACGCCAAGGCCGAATACATTACTCGCACCTTCGATGAATCCGGTGTGGAAATCCTGAAAAAGGCCATAGAGCAGGATATTCACAAGTTTTCCCATATCCCCTGCATGACAGATGAATCCTTTGGTGGAAACGTATCGGGGGTAGCAATGGAATTTAAGCTGCTTGGCATGGAGAACATCACCAAAATTAAAACTCGATACTACAAAAAGGGGCTGCGGAAGCGGCTCCGTATTTTTGCCAATTTCCTTGCCGTGAAAGGGATACAGGTTGATGTATCCGGTATCACCCCGACATTTACTCGGGCATTGCCAAAAAACCTGCTGGAAATCAGCCAGATAACAGCCAACCTCTGGGGAAAGGTAAGCCGCAAGACATTACTGTCACAGATTCCCTTCGTAGAAGATCCGGAAGAGGAGCTGAAAGCAGTAGAGAAGGAAGAGACGGAGGCATTCGAGAGGCAGAAGGAGGCCTTCGGGCTTGGCAGCAATACTCCGCCGGATGAAGAACAGGAGGACGAACCGCCTGGTAAGAAGAAGCGCGGTGATGTAGATGAGTGATTACTGGTCCCGCCGGCAGGCCCAGCGCATGTTTGAGTACATGGCTGAGGCAGAAGAGGTTGCCGATGAGATTTCAAAACTCTATCTGAAATCATCCAGATATCTAAGCTATGAATTGGATAAGATATTCAGCAGGTTTCGCCGCAAACACCATCTGTCAGAAGCGGAAGCACGCCGGCTGCTGAGTAAGATGCAGAACAAGGCGTCTCTGGATGAACTGAAGCGTGTCCTAAGCGAAGAGAAGGACGATGCAGTAAAGGCGGAGTTGCTGGCAGAACTGGAAGCTCCTGTGTATCAAGCGCGTTTGGAGCACCTGCAGCAGAAGCAGAACCAGATTGATATGGTAATGCGGGAGGTGTACGGGCAGGAAAAGGTACGCAACACCAGTTTTTACGTGGATTTGGCAAATGAAAGCTTTTACAAGTCAATGTTTGATATCCAGCAGCGTGCGGGGTATGGATTTGCTTTTTCTGCGGTGAGTGCCGAAAAAATTGATAGGGTACTGAACAGCAGATGGTCAGGGATGAACTATTCCGATCGCATCTGGAGGAACACCACGGGACTGGCACAGACGTTGAAGGAGGAGCTACTTCTTAGTCTGATAACTGGCAGGACAGACCGGGAAACTGCTGAAATAATCCAGAATAAGTTTGCAACCGGTGCCAGCGTTGCCCGCCGCCTGGTTAGGACGGAAGCATCCTTCCTCGCGAATGAGATGGAGGCAGAAAGCTACAAGGAATGCGGAATAGAACGCTACATTTACGTTGCGACTCTGGATGTGCGAACCTGTAAAGAAGATTGTGCACCCCTGGACGGAAAGGATTTTCCAGTTGCGGGGAGAAAAGTCTCAGTCAATTACCCTCCTATGCATCCCTGGTGCCGATGCACCACGATAGCCTTCATCAAAGCGGAGGATTTGGCCCGGATGAAACGATGGGCCAGGGACCCGGTGACGGGCAAGACGATGTATGTCCCGGCAGATATGTCCTACGAAAAGTGGCATAAGAAGTATGTGGAAGGGAACCCGGAGGCGGAGCTTCAGGAGCGGATGGCGAAGAACCGTTCCAAGGATAGAACGCAGCACAAGTCCTATGTGCGGTTACTTGGG